ACCATCATAGTACTTATAAGTCATATTCATCTCCTGCTAAAAAGCTAATTCATATTTAGAATCGTAGTCATACAGCTGAGTATACTGGTCATATACATAGTCTACTGGAGTAATATTAGTAGACAGGAAAAACCAGCTGTCAATGCTTATACTAGGTATTCCTGCCATCCTAGTAGCACTCTGAAGCTGTACTACGTCTTCAATTTCCATGCCTGTATCCATTGCAGCTTTCTTTTCAGTCATTTCCTGCATGGTTCTCTCTGCACCAGACTGAAACTTACCATAATCCTGCTGCAGAGACTTCATCTGGTCTCCTACATACATTTCTACCATTTTGCAAGGTATCTCTACTAACTGCAGAATGGAAGAGAAATCTATGTTGTCAAATCCTCCTCCTGCATACATTGCAGCTACCATAGCTACTGCAGTAAGAGCCATCTTTAGAGCAGGATCCTGCACAAAGGTTTGTATAAGCTGAATAGCTAACGTAAGAGCTACAGCTATTACTACCATCTTTAGTACTGCCATAAGAACTGCAGTAAGAGTAATAGAAGTAGAAGGACCAGACCACCAAGTAAATATCTGTACGATAATGATAATGCAGATACCTATAATCTTAATGAAAGAAGCAAACTCAGGAGTCTCATAGAACTCTAGATGCTGAGTCTTCTTTGCAAAGAACATCAAATAGAAAGCTTCACTTACAAGCTTGTTCTTGTCATACAGATTAAGCTGTTCCAGAGCCTTTACAGCTAAAGGCATAAAGAATCCTGTTTCTGATACTTTGCTTACAGATACTAAGCCTTGGTCTACTTCATCTGTAAAAGCTACAGAATGCATGTCTCTAAGAGATATTCTGCGATATTCAGACATGGATATCTGATAGTCTAAATCTAATACATCTATGGTTACGGTATCATAAACATAGTATCTACTTAAAGTAGTACTGTTATCATTAATATTGAGTTCAATAGGAGGCCGAGTAGTAGTAGTACCTGTATCATCATTATAACCATAGCCAAAATCATAATAGTTGCTAGAAGCTTTAACTAAATAGGTAGGAATATTATATTGAGTTCTAGAAGTTAATTCTCCACCACCTGAAGGATCTATATTTTGAATAGCATCATATATAGCTTTGCCTGTAACTGCTCCTTCTATTTGAACATCATACTGTACATAGTGATAGGTATAAACTTTATTTTGGTTAAAACTAGAATAGTAATAATCTGAATCAGAATAATAGTTTTGAGTTCTAACTAATCTATCTATTTTCTTAACTTTTACTTTTGATAGAGTAGCAGACTTCATAGTCATTATTACATCATACAAATCACATATCTTTCCTGATATTCTCGTAGGTGGTACACCACCCCAATATACTCCACCTTTAAATGGAGATTCGGAGAATGTAAGATAATATGTCTGTCCTATCTGTACACAAGGGAGACATCTATAGATGTAGTCTACAGTCTCATACAGCAGTTTTCCTATGCATTTCCTAGAGAAATCATTGCCTCTAGGATCATCATCCCAGTCATCCATAGTCTGCTGAGGACTAATGCCCACTACAAAGAATACATCATAAACATCACCTATAGAATCATTCTTATGATATTCATCTATAAGCTTATCTATAGGAATGCCTATCTGCTGAAGCATTTCCTTTGACTGAGCATATCTACCCGGTCTTCTAAAGCTTGCAGAACAGTTACCATTATTCTCTGCATCTCTTACATCTACTTTAGAATTCCTAAGAGCTACTACAGGAAACAAGTCTATATTCTGCTCTATTCTTTTATCTGGGTTAGCAAGGTTATATCTAGGATCTGTAATAGAACATAACCATAGCTTATATCCATTTCCACTTCCTACCACAGAATAAGTTACCTGATAGAAATTGACATGCTGTGGAGGATCTATGTCTAGCTGTAGATTAGGATTGCTAGGATGCTCTTCAGTTTCAGAAACTGTAGTTATAGTTTCTGAATCTTCTTCTGTACCAATGGGAATAGTTGTAGTTGTTGTAGATATAGGTTGAGAATTAAAGCTTATTATTTCATATCCTTCAGTATACTTAGTAGTTTCTCTAGTTACTGTAACAGTTTTAGTATCTTGAAGAAGATCTAAAGGCTCTATGTCTACAACTGTTCTATCAACTACTACTATTCTGATAAAAGATGTTGCAGTAAGATAGGCAACTATCTTGTTTCTATCCATGTCATAGACAGCATTGGCTAGCTCATAGACTACATTATCTATAATAACTGTATTGGCAGAATACTTGTACCCATTATGCTCCTGCAGATACCATTGAGCCCATACATAGTTGCTAGGGACTCCATAGTCTACAGAATCTACTGATACAGCAGATAATCCAAGATCATTCTTTAATGCATTAACTACTATCTTGGCATCTATGCCAGAAGAACCGATATAGCCTTCTGGAAGATGATCCATAAAGTTAGACTGTGCATAGTAGAAATACTTGTCGTACTGGTTCTGTCCTGTATAGGAATATCCCCAGTACATATCTAGCAAGCCAGTATCATTCCTAGCCTTCTCTGATATGAGCCTAGTTCTGGTATCAGGGAATTCACTCTTGTGAAATACTTTTACAAGACTAGCAGAACCATTAGTAACATCTTGATCTGTAATACCTAGCAGATAGCAGATAGGTCTAAGAGGCTCTAATAGAAGAGCCATAAAGTTAAGAGTAAAGAGAGCCTTAACTATGTTTATTACAGAAGTGATAATGGCACTAAAGAAGCCTATAATGCCGTCTATTAATCCACCCATTAGATTTCCTCTATGCCTTCATTGATAAAGTATCTTTCTACTAGTTTAAGGTTCTGAGTCGTATAAATAGGAATAATAAGAGGATCGTCACTATTGTAAAACCTCTTGGCATTGTCTTCAGACATAAGAAACTTAAATGGAAGAACCTTTCTTTGATGAGGCATATAGAATATGGTTTCACAGTCGGTATGGTACATAAGGTAATGAGCCATCATTGCAAAGATTCTCTTGTTCTGAAACCATAGATGATGAGCATTCATCTCCTTATTGCCATGAGGCATAAAGTACATTTGTCCTACGCTGTTTCCTTCATCATCCTTTATCTGCCAAGCAGTTCCATTGTCTATGCACTTTTCTAATAGCTTAGTCTGAAACTTTACTCCAGCTTCGGTATGTTCCCAATAAATCAATACCCTCTCAAGATGAGAGGGTATTTCTTCTTTGGAACATCCCTCTACCGAGTACTCATGTCCTCGATACAGGTATTTAACCATATATGCTCCTATGTATTCAAGCTTGGATGGTTTAGTCCGGGTATTGCAGTTCCACCTTCATTGCTGGAAGACTGCGATTCAGTATCTGGCAAATCAAACTCTCTCTTCATGTATGCACGATAGATAGTATTAATACCATCTACTGTAACAGGTTCAGGCAATGCACCACTAAATGCATCCTTTGCTACAGAGTATACGACAGTAAAGCCATCTATCATAATCTTCAACATCTTTTCCTTGAAGTTCTCATCAAAGCCTTCAATCTGTCTCTTATAGAGCAAAGCCTTAGCCTTTTCAGTTTCAATCTGCTGAGTCTGATTCTTAATCTGCTCTTTCAACAGCTTAATCTGCTCAATCATAAGTTCAAGCTTCTTCTGTTCTGTTCCTGCCTGAGCAAGCAGATATGCAGTCTGAGCTTCAATATTTGCAGGCTTCTTGGATTCAGTAACAGCCTGAGCATTAATGTAGGAAGTCTGTGCATCCACATTAGCAGGCTTATGCTCTTCAGTAGTTGTCTGAGCTTCAGTAAGCTCTGTCTGAGCTTCTACATGACCTGTCTGAGCAATGGTATAGTCAGTCTGTGCCTGTACATTAGCAGGCTTCTTCTGTTCAGTGACTGTTTGAGCTTCTACGTTAGCAGTCTGTGCCTCTACATGCTCTGTCTGTGCTTCCACGTTAGCTGGCTTCTTTGCTTCAGTAGCAGTCTGTGCAGTTACCAAGCCAGACTGTGCAACTACATGAGCAGTTTGAGCTTCTACATTGGCAGGCTTCTTATTCTCTGTAGCTGTCTGTGCTTCTATCAAGTCAGTCTGTGCTTCAACATTCTCAGGCTTTTTCTGCTCTGTAGCAGTTTGAGCATTGGTAAGGCCAATGACTGCATTGACTCTGTCGATTTCCTTAACCTGTACAGCAGTCTGTGCAGTAATAAGCTTAATCTCTGCAGCAAGCTTGTTAAGCTGTCCAGCATATACCTGAGCTTGGTTCTTCTGAGCTTCACCCTGAGCCTGTACAAGATAAAGCTGTGCCTTAGACATAGGAATAGCATACTTGGCTTCTATATAGGCTTTAAGAGCCTGTGCCTTGGCTAGGTGAGCCTGAGTAAGAGCCAGTACAGCCTGTGCTGCAGACTGAGCCTTGGCTACCCATGTATTGGCAACTATCTGAAGAGTAGCTTTGTAAATGTCTACATAGGCAGTAGCATATTCTTCTCCATGAATTCTTCCTGCTTCAAACTGAGAGATAAGATGGGTTGAAGCAGTCTCCATCAAGTCATCGAACATGCCGTCACCAGTTACATCAAACGTGGTGGAATCCATGTAAACATTCTTAGTAAACTCAGAGATGTCTACTTTAGACAGCTTTTCTATATCTGGAATCTGAAAGTTCAGATCAAGCATGTCATCAGGCAGAAGGTCACTGTCTACGTCATACTTGTCTGAAATATACTCTTTATCTACATGTACATTGGAAGTGACTTTCCCAGTAGCATCTTCATCGTACTGAGATATAAGTTCAGAATCTACTATTTCTTTAATAGATTTCTGATCGTCAGTAATATTACTCATAGAGAGTATCTCCATTCAGACCTTCAGCTAGCTGCTTCTGCCTGATAGCTTCAAATTCTTCTTCAGTAAGAGGAGGAAGATATTCAATGGTATACTCAGGCATAAGCTTGGTAGTAGTTATCTGGTTACCGTTTACTCTTTTCTTCTCAAACTTCTGGAACTGCTTTTCTTCAATCATGTTAAGAAGCATCCTAGGTACATGCCATGCAACGCCAAATGGAACTGCCTTCTTAATCTCTGCTACCTTGTCGTTTCTTACACAGAAGATTTCAGAAGTATAGTTAGTCTTATTTGGGTTATTGCATGTAATTCTTACACGAACAAGCTTGTTAGCATCTTCCAATGCCTTAGCCTTCTGCTCCTTCTCGTAGCTTTCAAGAATGTCAAGTGCAGATGGCTTAGACGTGCTGGTCTCAGTATTAGTCGTTTCTTCTTTTGCCATGTCTTCTTCCTCTTATAAAGAAGGGGAGGAGCGTTATACCCCTCCCCTATGGTTTAGTCAGATTTTATATAATAACTATGGATAGTGAACTAGTAAGGTGCAGCTACCTGAATGCAGGCAATCCATTCAGGACGAAGTACCATGCTTCCATACCACCACTGGATGGAATAGAAGCCAGTCTTGCCGTAAGGATCATTATAAGTAGCCATAGCCTCACCGGGTGCCTTATGGAGGATCTTGAACTTGGAACCCTGACCGCTAGTCTGGAAGCCAATGGTGGTGAAGGAACCAGAACCAACGATTAGGATGGGGAATACATCGTACTTGCCATTGGTAGCTCTATAGCCAGGATTGGTGGTAACGGAAGCACCAGCACCTTCCCAGTGCATCATATTGGGGTTCTCAATGAAGCGGAAGTTGCCGATAGCACCAATTTCACCGTTAGCAATAGTGCCTGCAGCGGCATACTGCTGAACAGGAATGAATGCAGGACCACCAAAGCCATTGCCAAGCTTCATAAGTTCAGGCTTTAGCTCAGAACCAATGAAGGCATATCTGGCAGCACCTACAACCTTGGTATCAATCATTCTAGAACCAGTAATGATCTTGGTATCCTTGGGACACATATTCTCGTTAAGAATAGCATCTACCTTGTAGAGAATATCAAGGGACAGCTTAGAATCAGTACCAGTTTCAGGGGAGATGTCAGCTCTCTTGGTAGCAGTACCACCGTAGTAAACAACACCAGCACCATTGATGAGATCCATCTGAATCATGTCTTCGTTCATCTGGTTCATGGCTCTAGTAGTCTCACGGGTAATGTGGGACATAAGCTCAGCATCAGTATCGAAGTCAAGAGATTCCTGAGTATACTCGTCAAAGAAACCAAAGTTATTGATAGTGCCTTCCAGAGTTACACGGCTAAAGCCAACTCTGTTGACTCTGCCACCATCTTCAGAAAGAGTAGGAAGCTTGGAAGGAATGGTACCAATGTCACGGCTAGAACCATAGAGGTTACCGGGATTAACCTTGGAAAGGGTAGATTCAGTAAAGGTAATGTCTGCAGCAAGATCAGACTGAACATTAGCCCAAGTAGTGGAGCTAGTAATTCTAGCTTCAGTAGCCCACTTGATAGCCTTATTCTGAGCATCAGCAGCAGAAACAGTAGAAGTAAACTTCTTTACAAGACGACCAGCATTCTTCTTGCCTGCAGCAACTACAGCAGTAATGTAGTAGACAGTACCAGTAGATGAACCTGCAGCATTGATGCCTTGGTCGTTAATGTTTCTATCATCCAAGAGAGGAAGATAGTGATAAAGCTTAATGGTCTTGCCAAAATGCTTGGGCATTGTGGTGGTATCAGCTAGCTGACCAAAGAAGGTCTCCTTTTGAAGTTCAATAAGAGACTTTCTCTGCCAGTAGAAGTCATTAAGCTGAGGATACATAGTGCTAACTGGAGCACTGTTGCCATTATTGTATTTCATTCCGTCAAAGGGCATAGTCTATTCTCCTAAATAATGTCTTTAATTGATAACTTTTCAAACTCTTCATCAGAAAGAGAGAATAGATCTTCCATAGTCATCTGGCTCTTCTTGCTGGACTTAGCTTTAGTCCTAGTAGGAGCAGCCTTGGATTTGTCTGGGACAGGTTTGCTTTGTCTTGGAGCTGCAGACTTAGCTGCTTGAGGCTTAGCCATGCCTTGCTGCTGTTGCTGCTGTGCTACCAGCTTTGTAACCACGTCAATGTAGGCATCAATATCGGATACTCCTTTATATCTGCCAAACATCTTCTCGCTTTCCACAATC